TTCAACCGCAGTCTGCGGCACATGGTGTAACACTTACAGCGGCTAATACAGTTATATGGTGGGCGCCTACTAGTTCACTGGAGACGTACGCGCAAGCGAATGCTAGGGTACACAGGTCGGGACAAGATCAAAAGTGTACCGTGGTACACATACAAGGATCGTACGCAGAGAAACGCGTATACTCACTATTAAACAATAGAATAGACGTTCACACTAAAATGATTGATTTATATAAAGAAGTGCTTGACTAGCACACAATCATACGCTATTGTCGTTGTCCCTTAACTAAGGAGCGTAGTATGAGTGATACACCAAACGCTGAAAAACTCACGAGTATCTATTTAAAGATTAAAGATAAGCGTGCTGAGTTATCAGCAAAGTTTAAAGAAGAAGACTCTGCGTTATCAGATCAGTTAGATAAAGTTAAGAAGGCTTTGTTGGATTACTGTGAAGAGCAAGGAGTTGATAGTGTAAAGACTTCGTCAGGTTTGTTTTATAGATCGGCTAGGACACGTTACTGGACTAGTGATTGGTCTTCAATGCACGAGTTTATATTGGAGAACGAAGTACCAGAGTTGTTAGATAAACGTGTTAATCAATCTAACATGAAGCAGTACCTAGAAGAAAACCCAGACCAAGTACCAAAGGGTCTAAATGTAGATTCTGAATATATTGTTTCAGTGAGGAGAAAATGATGTCAGATAATTTTGTACCAATCGGTGATGTAGCCGATAAGTTTAGCGTATCTAAACACACAGTCCGACAGTGGTTGCGTAAAGGCAAGATACCCGAAGACTTGTATGTGAAGATAGGTAACACTTACCGCTACAACCTTCAAGGGATTGAACAAGCCTTTTTGAATGCCAGTAAACCATATAAGTGTGGCGCTGACTTTGATGTTAAGGCGTTTAACGAGTCAATAGACGAGGACTTCTAGTGAGAAGATTGAGCATACGTGGTGGTGAGTTTACGTTGCTTGGGGAAGGCCAACAAGAAGTGCTACCCTATGACAATATAAATGTAATCATTGTGAATGCCGCGCCAGTATCCCGATCATATTTTGGCAATAAGTTTGACCCTAACAAGTCTACTGCGCCAGTATGTTGGTCTAGCGACACACAAGTACCATCTAGTAAAGTACCAGAAGAAAACATACAAGCACGTAGGTGTATGGACTGTACAAAAAACGTACGTGGTTCTGGAGAAAATGGTGGTAGGGCTTGCCGGTTTCAACAACGGTTAGCAGTTTTATTTGAGGGAGACCTCGAAGAAGTGTATCAGTTGCAGATACCTGCCAGTTCTATATTTGGTAGGGTAGTGAATGGTAACATGGGTATGCAAGAGTACGCCCGTCACTTATCTACACATGGCACTTCAGTTATTGCTGTCATTACGAATGTATATTTCGATAAAGATAGCGTTGTACCCAAACTTTATTTTAAACCTATACGACCTTTAGATGTTGAAACGGGTATGAAGGTTAGCGAGATGGTTGTCCACGAAGATACAAAGAAAGCTATTACTTCTGTTATCTCTGTGTCTAGTGAACCTGCATCTCCGTTTACTTCTGTGGAAGGTGGGTTTGATATAAATGCAAATTAAATCAAGGATATTAATATGTCGAATCAAAATAGTAGTTATGTAATTGCAAACGTCGAAGCCCAATGGCCTCGTATAAATAAACCATATCGCTTTGATAATGCTGAGAACCGCACTGTACCATGCGACGCGTTTGACGATAACGCCAAGTATGAGATGAAGTTCCGTATGAACAAAGAGCAGGCTAAAGCCCTGTATGGTGAGATGTGTAAAGCCTATGAAGCACGTAAAGAAAAGGGTTGGCCTGAGAAAGTAGACATGCCCTTTACTAAAGATGATGATGGGATGTACTCATATAAAGCCACTTTAAAAGGTGCTTATGGTAAAGAAGCAACATTAAAACCTGTGCAATATGATTCAAAAGGCGTTAAACTACCTGATGACTTCATGCTTACTACAGGCAGTACAGTTAATGTTGCGGTGGTATTTGTACCGTACAACATGCGTGAAGCAGGTATTTCCCTACGTTTGAAAGCGGTACAGGTTATTAAGTATGTGCCTATGGAAGCGCAATCACCGTTCGGTGCAGTTGAGGGTGGGTTTGAGTTTTCTTCAGAAGATAATCCTTTTGAAGTTGTACAAGCTAAACCTGCTACCAATGTTATTGAAGGTGAGTTCGGAGAAGAAAAAACTCCTGAACCCAAAAAAGTTAGTAAAAAGACTACTCCAAAACCAAAAAAGTCTGATGCTGATCTTGCGGCAATCGTAGACGACTGGGACGACTAGTCCTACAAACTTAGCTAGGTAAATCCGAAAAGGGCGCGTAATGCGCCCCTGCTATCCCTACTCTCGGAATTAGGAATGTAATATGAACGCAGATGTATTTCTGGAAAAAGTATTGGGGAGCGAAGGATATTATTGTTTATTTGCATATAAACTGAACGATGACAAACTAACTCAAAAGTTTTATGGTAGCGTAGAAGAATTAGCCATAGCGGCAAAGGATATAGACGCGAGAGGATATAACGCGTACTACGGATTAGCTACATTTGAAGAGTCAGGTTCTCGTAAAGTAAGTAATGTAAAACAATTAAAGTCTTTCTTCTTAGATCTGGATTGTGGTGAGTCAAAAGACTACCCGAGTCAGAGAGATGCTTTACAAGCCTTACAAAAGTTTTGTAAGAAACTTAACTTACCTAGACCCATGTTGGTCGATTCTGGTAGGGGTGTACATGTATATTGGTTACTCGAGGAAAGCGTAAGTGCTTTTGAATGGGTTCCAGTAGCAGAGCGCCTCAAGAAGTTATGCAAAGAGAACGGGTTATTAGCTGACCCTGCAGTGACTGCAGATGCGGCGCGTGTACTACGTATACCTGATACTCGTAATCACAAGTCAAATCCGCCTACGGATGTTGGGATGATTGGTACTTATATACCACGCCCAATCGGCCTAGAACAATTCTCTAATTTACTTGGTATGGACTTGATACCAGTCCCCAAGAAGTTGGAACCACTACCTGCCAGTGCCGTAATGGAAACACTGATGGGTAATAAACAACATAAATTTAAAGACATAATCGCTCGTGAATCTAGCTGTGCGCAGTTAGTTGATATAGTAACAAATCAAGATGAGTGTAGTGAACCTATGTGGAGAGCAGGTTTATCTATCGCTAAGTTCTGTGTTGATGGTAGCGAAGCTGCTCACGCTATGTCTAAGAATCACACTGAATACTCAGCAGAAGAAACACAGGATAAGTTTGATAAGATTAAAGGCCCATACCTGTGTACACATTTTGATGAGTTTAAGCCTGACGTATGTACTGAGTGTCCGCACTGGGGGAAGATAAAATCTCCTATAACATTAGGTAGCAGTATAAAACAGGCCACGCAAGCAGATAACATAGTGGAAGTACCTGCACTTGACTTGCCAAATACACCGACTACTACCTATGTAATTCCGACATACCCAAGGCCATACTTTCGTGGCGCTAATGGTGGGGTATATATACGTACTGTGGATGATGATGGGGAAGCCGCAGAAGACATGATATATCATAATGACATATATGTGGTTAGCAGGATTGTAGATATTGATTTGGGTGAGGTAGTAGTTATGCGGCTACACCTACCACAAGATGGTGTACGCGAGTTCACAGTTCCCCTTACGGCTATAACTTCAAGAGAAGAATTTAGAAAACAAATGTCCATGCAAGGCGTGGCAGTAACTAAGATGGATAAACTTATGACTTATATGACTACTTGGATTAATGAATTACAGGCTACAACAAAAGCTGATAAGGCTCGCATCCAGTTTGGTTGGACTGATGATACTCACGAAACCTTTGTTGTAGGCAATCAAGAAATATCAAGAAATGGTATTAAGAGTAACCCACCATCTAAAGCAACCGCAGGACTTATGAACGCGTTTAAACCAAAAGGTTCTTTATCGCAATGGAAAGAGATGGCAGATTTTTACAACCGCGAAGGGTTTGAGTTACATCAATATGTAGTGGCTACTTCCTTTGGCTCTCCGCTGATGGCGCTTATGCCGGTTGCCTGTGCAGGCTTTCACGTACATAGTAAAGACTCTGGGCTAGGTAAGACTACTGCTATGTACGTAGGGGCGTCTGTCTGGGGCAATCCTGAGCAGTTAGTTATAAATGCTACGGATACACAAAACTCAGTAATGTTACGTGGTGAGGTGTATAAAAACATACCCTTATATATTGATGAGTTAACCAACGGTGATGGTAAGCAACTGTCTGACTTAGTTTATCAACTCTCTGGGGGTAGGCAACGAAACAGAATGGCAGGTAACAGTAATTCAGAACGTACGCGTGGGGAGCCGTGGAGTTTATTGTCTGTATCTACAGGTAATACTAGTGTGATTGAACGCATCAGTACCTTTAAAAATGCTCCGAAGGCCGAAGCGGCTCGTATGCTAGAAACTAAAGCGGTTAAGTTATTTGATGAAGCTAAGACCAAGCACCTTACTGACGCGCACCAAGCTAACTCTAAGAGTATCTATGGGCATGCGGGGGTAATATTTATGGAGTATGTAATTGATAACTTAGATACTGTTATTCAGCTACTACAAAAAGTACAACATAAGATAGATGCAGCGGCACAGCTTACAGCACAAGATAGATACTGGTCAGCAGGCGTCACAGCGACGATTACAGGGTACTTGATAGCCAAAGAGTTAGGTTTATTAGCGTACGACACGCCAAAATTGATGAAATACACCCTAAAACTGCTAGAAGAGAACAAAGGAACGTCTAAAGACTTAGTATCCTCTGCGGCAGATGTATTGAATGACTTTGTACTTGAGCATTGGGGTAGCATACTAAAAATTGCTAGCACTGCGGATATGCGTAGGTCACAAGGTAATGGCATGGATGGGCTAGTCATACCTGAGTTAGACCCACGGGTTAAGTTGATTGGTAGGTATGAGACTGACGTTAAAAAGCTATACGTACTACCTAAAGTGTTAAAAGCATGGTGTGGTAAGCAACAGATAAACTACAGTTCTTTGGTACAAGAGTTCAAAGAAAAGTTTAATGCGAAGAGTATGAAGGTAAGACTTACTAAAGGGGTATCTACAGACTTGTACCCTGCACACGTACTTTGTGTAGACTGTTCGCAAGTAGAATTAAAAGAAGATGCTGAAACTTGATGACATAGCGCCAGATGGCGTACGTATTATCGTACGTTGGGATAAGATGGTAATTGGCGCTTCAGTATTTGTTCCCTGTATAAACGCCAGAAAAGCCCGGGAACAAGTTAACGTAATATTTAAAAGAAAGGGTTGGCAGTATAAAGCTAAAACTACCATAGAGAGTGACAAGTTAGGAGTGCGTATATGGCGCACAACGTAAAGTTTTAGGATACGGAGTAGCATCTTCCCCTTCGCTACTCTTACCTTGCTCCCTGATGTTCCGAGGCATCGGGGAGTTTTTTTACCTACTGCTTATACTCAGAGTTACTTTGGTCTATGATACTTCTAAGTTTGTCATTAATAGTTACACCGTTGTACATCTTGACACTTGTCTCCGCGTGGGTGTTCATAGACTTTCTCACAGTATCAGCATCTAAGTACATCTCTGGGTGGTCGTCGTTGTATTCGCTTATTTCATCTAGTATATCGTTTGCAGTTTCCCAATCACCCACACGGTTAGCTACATATAGTTTACGTAGTAACTCAGTTCTTTCTTCAACAATGGCCTTTTCTACACGCTTGTTCCTAGCATTTCTTTCCTGCTCAAACGTGTACCCACTAGGAGTAAAGCCGAACATCTTGGCTCCTACTTCTGTACCACTTATGTCTTCATATATAAAGTCTTCCCTACGTGTGCGTATACCACCTTCTTCTGCATACCGTAAACCTTTACGCATGTTTGATATAGCGGGGGGCAGTAGATTATCAAACGCCTCTTCGTTAAAGCCCCCTTCAAAATCCCTCTTGGCTCTAGGAATCCTACCTAAGGTACTCATAAATGGCCCACCCAAGTAAAAGAAAGTATCTTCTTGCCATGAAGCACTGGGGTTATATCGGTTTTGCTGTAGGATAAGGTCAGTAAGTTTTATACGTGACGCCACGTCTACACCCAAAATTTCAGTAGCAATACCTTTGTACCACATCTCACCGATAGCTTTACGTACTAGAGTATCTGCATCGTCTTCATCGTCGTCGAGGAGAAACAAATCTACAAGGTCTCTTATGGCGCCGTATATCGGTATACCTGACAACCCTGCAAAGAATACAGCACTTAGATGTACACCAATCATTTGGTTACGCGCCACTCTATATCGTTCCTTACCCTCAGGAGTTTTTGCGAATGAATTTTTAGCTATAGTATTCGCAGTCTTAAATATCGTGTAGTACATCTGCAAGCCATAACTCTTATACATACCTGCTACACGCATCCAACCTTCTTGTGTAAGTCTTGGAGCAGTCTCTAATACAGCGCCCCCGTTTGTTTCTTGAGTTATATACATAGCTTCTTTAGCCGCGAACGCACGCGCATCGGTAGAGGACGGGTCTATATATTTACCTAAAGCCTCACTGTAATACTTCTTACCACTTTTTGCATCTGCCGCCATTTGCTTACGTATAAGAGTATAACTTGTAACTAAGGTAGTCTGGCGGTTAAACCTTTCCGCAGCGTTGAACGCTACTGCTGACAGGTGCGTTATTTTATCGAAATTGCCGGCACGTTCATCAGTTCCTAGTTCGTCCATAAAGCTAGCTGTATATAATTGCCCTCTAGCAGACGCTTCAATTATTAAAGGCTCTAAGTCTTGCAACTGTTTTATCTTGGCGTCAGCCTGTTGTTTATTTTTAGCTGTCTTACGTATCTTTTCTTTAACTTCTTCTTTTACAGTAAAACGAGCTTCCATACCCTTGCCAGTTTGAGTGTAATACTCTTTTAAAGTTATGTTTGATGCCGACACTAGGGAGGTCGCTTCAGTAAACGCATCTATGGATTCTTGTAGCCCAAATCTACCACTTAGCATAGGTACTACAACTAGCGGTATTTGCGATAAGTTAACTAAGGCCGAAGATAGGTTCCCCCCGATAGTGTATAAGAAAGCTGCTTGGTTCATATTCTTATACCACTTTTCTGCACCCTTATTTTTGGCGCCGTGGAGGGCAAAGTTAGCTCGTTCGCTAGCTACTTTTACCATTTCTTTTGCTTGCTCAGAGGAGTCGCCCTTAATTTGTTTGGCTTGTTTTTCTATGCTCCGCATAACAGCACGAACTTTTGCGCTACCTACTAACTTACCTACCTGCGACGCCAAGGTGTAACCTTTGTCCGCCATAGCGACTTCAACCTCTTGTATATATCCCGGAGTCCCTTTACGTGCTAGGAAAGATTTGGCGAAAGAAGTCTCTGGCAAACGATCAATAAATAGTTTTAACACCTCTTCTGATATGGTGTCGTCCACACCTTTAACTTTTAAAATATCTAAAACTTCAGCAACAAAAGACCCATTTGGAGGAGATTCAAACCTTTTAACATCAATTAAATCCCCCTTAAATGTTTCTATAGACTTCTGAAACACATTTTCGTCGCCTTCTAGAGTTTCAACAAAGGAATCTCTTTCTGCCTTTGACGGAAACATTAAGAAAACTTGTTCCTTAGTCACGTTACCTTCTAAGTCTTCTACCTTAGCATCGAACAATAATTTATAATCACCCTGACGTACTAGTGGGAAGTACACATCTAGAGCATCTTCTTTAAATATACGTTCATTTAGTTTTTGCTTTAGGGTATTTGCAGTGTCTTTGTTTTCCTCACCCACTAAACTTTCAATCTGGGTATCAGTGGCTGCTTTGAGATCTTTATATAACTCTTTGTACGCATTGCGCATTGCGTTAAATTGATCTAAACCATCCTTACCCATGATTTTTATTTCTTTTTGTTGGTCATCCCATACTTTAGCTAAGTCAGCATTGCCACGCCCAGTCTTTCCTTCATATACAGAGCGTAACTTTGTAGGGTCTACTTGGTATATAGTGGCTCCATATTCTTGGCTATACACTAATCTATTTAGTGCAGCTTTTGCTTTTGGGTTTTGCTTAGCCCACGCCCTATATTTTTCTAAAACCTTATCAATTATTACTTCGTTATCTTTTACAAGCCCGCGGATCTCAGTTATAGCTACATCTAAGTCAATGACAAGATTACCAAATCCAATGCTTCTTGCTGCGTCTCCCAAAGACTGCCCACCCAATAGTTGGTAGTATATAGATTTAGCTTTTACGCCTGCCTCTGAAAATATACCCGCTAATGTTTCTTTTTTGCCCGGTGGTTTAGTACTGCCTTTATATGCCTCAGTACCACGTATGTTACTTAGCAAGTTGTATATTTCTTGGGGCCTAGCCGCCGCACTCAAAGACTCTGTACCCGCAGACTCTACCGTAGGAGCGAGCAGATGGGTAATTAGTGCATCTGCTTCTGATAGTACACCACCCTCGGCAACGGAATCTTTACCTTGAATAGTTCTAAACAAGTTTGTAATTATATTAACAAATCTGTTCCACGCAGATGTACGCTCCCCTTTTATTCTTATACGGGCTACGTCCCTACGGAACGTGGGGTTACTCCATAGTTCAGCAACAAACTCATATACATTTTCTGCGCCGTATGCTGTACCCAACGAGTCTTTTACTTCGCTAAACAAGTTGTTAAGTTTTTTGCTGTACGGATTACCTTTCTTCTTTAAATTAGTGACAGTTACGGCATGCGCCACTTCGTGTAGCACTGCGTGTATGGTTATAGGTATATCGGTATTTAAGGATATAGTGTTTGTGGTGGCGTTAAACTGCCCCCCTACTATTAGCCCACCAACCTCTCCAAGTTCTTTTGTAGTAGCAGTCGTAAGTTTGGTGTCACCTATAAACTCAAGCATATCCTTAGCAAATCTAGATACGTCACGCCCATTAGAATTTTCAGCTATATGCTCTAATACACCTTTTAGATCGCCGTTGTTTACCATTTCTACTACACTATCTGGTAGCACGCCTACAAGAGATTCCATATCTTGCCTACTTATTCGCAGGTCAAACACGTCGTTGGCGTACTCTCTACCATTTATGTAGTCTTTGTAATCTTCTTTAAGTTGTTTTGCGGTACGCGTTTCTAGATACTCAGCAACCTTCCTGTCTTTCGACGCTCGTGCAGGGAACGTGTTTTCTCTAGCGTCTTGTATAGCGCCATACAAAACATTATCGGGTAATTTCTTATGTTTATTTTTAAGTTTCTCAAACACCTTTTCGGTTGCGGTTGCGCTAGGCGCTTTATTTTTAAGCTCCGCTTGGCGTGCAGCCATTTCAGCCGCTGCTTGTAACCCTTCATCTTGGTCAGGCGCTGTTTCTTTTGATACCTTAGCTATGTTTTCTGCCCTTGCATCAGCAGATTTTTCTCCTAACTTTTGCAGCTTCCTAGTATTTTTATCTACATTTACAGAGTCCTTAGCCAGAGTTTCTAACTTGTTATATTGGTTAGGATTACTTAGATCTGCTTTAGGTAGCATGGAATTAAACTGTTCTTCAGCTATTTGCGCCGCAGTTTTTCTAGCCTTGGCCTTGGCTTTGGGTTCAGCTTTGGCTTTAGGTTTAGCTTTGGCTTTTTTACCTATACGTGTTATAGCTTTGCCTTCTTTATCTTTACCTTGACTAGCTTCGTAATCTTCCTTGTTAACACGCCTTATTTCAGAAGATTCCTGTTTTTTAACTTCTTCTTTAGCTACAGCTACTTCAGCTTCAAAAGCCTTCATTCCGTTTTTAGTTAGGTTAGTTTCTAACCATTCTTGCACGACTTTGTAAGTAGGAAATTCTTTACCTGTTTTCTTAGTGGTAGTAGTTACAAGCCCTAGGTCTATAAGTGTTTGGTCGTCGGCAATTCTATTTAGTATTTCAGGGTAATCTTTGTCTTCAAGTGAACTTCTTTTCTTACTTTCTTTTTTACGGATTCTTTCTGAAGGAGTAGCTACATCATTAGCCACAGCTGTAATAGCATCTGCAGGGCTAAGAAACTCGTTGAAATATTGTTGTACGACTTTGGCTTGTGCTGCTGCCTTAACTTTATCCTTACCTTTCTGAGTGCTGGCTAGCATGTCTGGGTTTTCTGCTACAACTGTTAGCACATTGTTATCTGCTACAGGGAGTTTTTGCAGTCCTTTACCTACATTTTCAAAGAAGATCTTTCCTGTCTTATCATCTCTTACGCTTAGTCTACCAGTCTCCAACACCCCTTGAGCTTCTTTGGTGCGCTTCTCCATAACTCTATTTACGTCAGCAATACTTATGGCCCCACCTTTACCAGTACCACGTACGTCGAATAGATTTACTTTGTTTGTGTCAGCATACGCACGGACTTTAGGAGTAGTTACTTTTAAGTCTTCTATGCTTCTAGTAGCAGGACGCGGTGCAAGGGCGGCGTTTTTACGTGGTGCATACCTACGTTTTACTTCAGCGACAAGCGCCTTAAAATCGTCTGGTTGTAATTGTTTTTTAGAAAAATCTAAACTTTGTTTAATTACTGCCGGAGTGCCACCCTTTTCCTCTATAACTCCTAAAACTTTTTCTACTAGTGGAGGCTGCTTTCTTCCCTCTCGTCCAGCAGGCTTTCTAGCACTATCGACACGACTGTCCAATCCTCCTTCGACAGTTCCTCCAGTTCCTCCGGTATCGCTAGGCTGTCCTCCATCCACGCTCTCGACACTACTTGGAACGCTCTCTCCACTTGTTTCCTTGATAGGTGCTGTAGTAGCTTGCTTTCCATCATCCTTAGGCGCCTCTTTTGTTAGTTCATCGCTTGCGGTAGCTTCGTCATACTCTACCAAAACAGCTAGTTGTTCTTCTGTTGCAGACACACTTTCAATGTCGGCAGCTTTTGCAGGCCTTTCTTGTTTAGCAGGTTTTTCTACAGGGGTAACTGTTTCGGCAGCTTCTACTTCTTCTTTAGCTTCCTCTTCGACCTTCTCTTGTGTATCTTCTGTAGTTTCTTCTTTTACTTCTTCAGCTTTACTTTCGTCATCAATAAGTGTGGTTTTTCTCTTACCACCAAACGCATCTATAAGACCTTTAAGGATTGCACCTGCACCACCACCAATCATACCTTCTTCTAGCACGCCAGAGTCAAATAATACTTGCTGGGGGTTGTAGCCTTGCTCGTTAAGATTTTGCAGTACAGCAGCTGCAGCTTCCTGTGCGAATTCAGCTCCCCCAGTGGCAGCCGCACGTTGTAGTCTAGACTTGATGCCTGTAATTGTAGCAGGACTAACTTTTGTAGATAGTTTATCTAAAGTGTTCGCTAACTTTTTGTTAGGCAGTTTTAACTTATTAGCTAATGCGCCCAGAGGTATCAATTCCGTAGCACCAATAGCAGCACCACGTAATGTAGCAGCGCCACGTTCACTCTCTGTAGCACCGTATGCTCTAGCACGTTCGGAGGCTTCTCCTGCACCAGAACCAAGAGCAAGTACACCGGCAGCAGGTAATGCAGCCTTACCTAAAAGAGCTGTAGAAGCAAACGCACCAAGAGAGCCTACACCAGAAGCAAGTTTATATGTAAGGGAGTCTTTGTCGCCACCTTCAGGTTTAAGATTTGCGGCTACAGACTGTATCTTTTCTCTAGCTTTTAATTCTTGTTCTTCTTCTAACGCAGCAGCTACACCTAACGCAGCTGATTCTCCTGTACCCACAAAACCAGAGGCTAGGCCTGTACCTATGTTTTCAAAAAAACCCGCGTCACCAGAGTCTGTTTTTACTGGTGGAGTTACACCGGCTTGTAGGTACTGCTGCTCTCTATACAAACCCATAAGAGCATTTACCGCGTCGGTATCTCCTGCAGCATCTGCATTTTTTATTGCCGTAGCTATCTGTGAAAGAGTAGCCATAAAGCTATCCCCTTATATGCCAAACTGACCCATATTACCGCCATACTGACTTAAAGCTGACGCCGCCGCATCAGTTGGCTTGACTTGCTTACCACCTTCATCACCTGTACCGCCTGTATCGCCGGTATTAGGTTTTCCTAGCAGTTGGTTACTTATCATGTCAAATAGGGGTTTTAGGTTGTTGACTGTGTCTACTCTATTCATCGCCATCTCCGCGGCTTTTTCGTCTTTACTCAGACTACTATTCATTCGGGTCTCGTCATTCAGAGTTTTGATGGTCTCTGTCTGCGCGGTTTGCAACTTGCCCATCATAACGCCCAGCGAAGAAATATTATTCGTTTCTTGGATTGCTGCTCTAAGCTCGTTTACATCTTTACCTAGTTTTAGTTTCACCTCAGCGTCTAGTGCTGCGCGGTTATTTGCAGCTTCTCTATCTAGGTAGCTATTGGCCGCGGTTATATCTCCCCCAAGTACAGTGCCAAATAAACTAGCCGCAGCATTTTGTGACTCTACAGCCTTATCAAAAGCCTTACCAGCCTCCTCGTTTACTTGCTTAACAGCCTCAACTTGCTTCTTCATTATAGTATTGTAATTCTGTATCTTCTCATTAGCCTGCTCTTTAGAGCCTCTATAGAAATCTAGTATAGAGTTTCCTCTGGCAGCACCTGCAGCACCTGCCCTAGCAGCGTACATACGAGCAAGGAATTTATCATTTTGTGCCGCGGGCGATAACTGTCTCTCGGTTTCTTTTTCTTGTTTCTTATACAAATCTGCTAAACCAGCAATAGTTCTTTGGTCGCCGGTTGTAGACTTACCTTTTTCATCCACGTACCCAAAGTCCTTTTTAGCCTGAAGTGCGGTATCGTCTCTCACCTTAGTTGGGTCAGCAAGTGCTCTGTCTTTCATAATACCCGCTAGATTAACTTCTTTACCGTCAGCACCTGTCTTTTTAATACCTTCAAGCCCAGTCATAATAGGGTTGTTGGGGGCTACTGTTTTAGGGAATCCAACCTGTGAACCACCAGCAGGAGGAGGAGGAGGAGTACCACCACCAGCAGCAGGAGTAGTAGCACCACCAGCTTGAGGACCAGTAGCACCACCAGCTTGAGGACCAGTAGCACCCGGTCTAAGGACTCCAAGTCCACCCATATCTTGAACTTTACGAGGTCCTGTTGGAGCAGCACCGCCTTGCCCTTGTACAGGAGGAGGAGTGGTTTGCGCAGGTTGGTTAGTAGGTACTTCACTTGCACCTGCCATACGAGAACCTACACCCGCTATACCCAAACCCGTACCTAGTGTTTGAGCAGTTCTTCTTCCTGAAAAGTCTCGAACTTCATCTCTTGAGCCGGCTTTAGTAATTCTCTTGTTTGCTGTTTTACCCACTTTAGCCTTAGGAAACTGCCTGCGGTTTCTAGATTCGGTAAATAATTTTCTACCGAAATTTTTAAGGTTGCCCGGAAGGTCTTTCGCCGCATCTACAGCTTTTTTACCTGCTCCAGTTCTACTTAACATACCAAGTCCTTTACCCCCTAGGTACGCTTCTCCTGCAGCCATAGCGGTTTTACCGGCAAGGGGTACAGCGTCCTTGGAGCCTTCTATATTTTTTAGTGCGCCTTGTACCATAGCTTGGTTAGCAGCACCAAAATCTGGGCCTTTACCTTCAGGTTTTTTCGAGGTGTCCTTAGGTTTACCAGTAGAAAAATCGAACAAGTCGCCATAAAACCCTGCTGCAGAAGTGTCTGGTTTTCCCGGAGTACTCTTAGGTTTTTCACTAGAAGGAGCACCACCTGTGCCTTCAAATCCAGCTTCAGTCATTAGTAACTCTCTTGCCACTTTATTTTCTTCAGCTGTACCACCACGAGTTACTACATTTAATATGTCTCTTAGAGCTGATTGTCGCTCAGGATCAGACGCATCGCCCGGGCCTAACTGCTGCAATGCTTTTCTAATACGAGCTTTTAGGCCTTCTATACGACCACCATCTTGGAACTTAGGGATAATACCACCCTGCGCTACCATCATAGGTTTTTGTTGTATAGGTAATCCGCCTTGAGGTTTTCGTTGCTGCTGTTGCTGTTGCGCCATCATATTAGCAGGATTTTGAGGCGGCATTGGTCGTTTCGGTTGTGCTGGGTTCTGGCCCGGCATTGGTCTTCTAGCCTGCATATTCTGAGGCGGTTGGCGCTTCGCTTGGTTGTTTTGCACTACACCAGCTATATTATTAGTTAGTTGTTTGGATTGACTTTCTAATATTTGACCATCCAACTGTTCAGAGATAGTACCTTGAGGTTCTTGCATGGCAGCATTTAAGGCTTGCTCTTTTTCCGCTTGCTCTTTAGCAATCTGTTGCTTTGCTATTAGCGTAATCATATCGGGAGTAACGCCTCTAGGACCAGTACCTAGGTTAGGGTTTTCCCGTAGAGCTAGTTTCTTAGAGTCTACTTGTTGTTGTACTGTTTCAAGTCCCGCCATTATTTATCTCCAATTCTTAATTATGTCTGGTCGCTTGTGCTGGGAGTGCCAACCATTGCGCCAAAACCTGCTAGAGCAGTGTCACCCTGTACCAACGAATCAAAATCACTAGGTTGCGTATAGCTAGTAGTGCTTGCTTGTACTGGCATACCCTGAAGTAGCGAGTGCATATATTGAACCTGTTTGTAAGGATAATCTCTCTGCTCTTTAAATTGATCGTAATCAGCCTGAACCCCAGCCTCATTAAGTGCTTGTTGGGTAGCTCCTGCCTCTTGCTGCGCTCTTAACGCATCTAAACCGTATTGGTTTGCAGCTTCTTGTTCTTTGAAGCCTCGATCTTGTGCTAAGCCAAACTGCTCTGCTGCCCTATCAAACCCAGCAGCTCTTTGTTCTGCTGACATATCTCCAATGTTTCTAGATAGGTTGGAAGCTGATTCGGCACGCATAAGCGCATCTCTTGAACCCCCAAACGCCCCAGCCTGTGTAAGGGCAGTGCGATCCTGTAGTCCTTGAATTTGGTTCTGCCTACTCATATCAGCAGCAGTACGGTTAATAACTGTATCCGTATAAGGATTCATATATGTCTGAAGATTTTCAGTATTAAACGTGTCAGCAGTAAATCCACTTGTGCCCATATCTGCAGTAGGGTCGGCTAAGTTACCCATACTAGTAAACGCTGTGTCTTGTAAGTCGCTAGCCCCTGCAGTTAGAGGGCCTCCATAGCTTTCATACTCCATCTCCGCCAATGCTTTACCCTGACCTAGCATATCGGTAACGTAGTCACCTGCCCAGTTAGATAGCGAAGACTCAGTGCCAACAGGCATATTTACATCTGTAGTAGTATCACCTGCTGTTAGCTGTTCATCGTTTGTGGTTGCAGGCGGCGTGCTTGAACCCGGATCAGTTCCTTGCCCTTGGAAATTAGTAGTGTATGGCTGATTCTTATATACTGAACCTAGTCCCTGTACAGCGTTTACATTACCACCCATATTGAATGAAGCCAGTCCCCCCTGCGCCATCTTCGGCATAAACTTCTGAGGGTCAATTTGTTTGCCTTGTTCTGGATTACCTGTACGTGCTTGACGTACTCCATCCATCATATTATGTAACTGTTGTGCGCCGGCATCAGAATTACCGTTGCCTAGGTGACTTACTACATCAGCAGGTATTACAAACTCACCGTCACTTAGTCTAGCTTCCTGTACTCCATCTATATTAGCAGGTACTTCGTCAGCCATACCATCAGTCTTACCACCTAAGTAGTAGCCCTTGTTCATAGAAGCTAAGCCACCAGCAGCCATGCCCTGTGACTGGTCCACAGCATCAGTAACTGGAGTGCTGGCAGGTATTCCCGCTTGCGCGTCTGCGGCTGCTTGGGCCTCTGCTACAGTACCAAAAGCTCTTGGACTCAATGCGTCATCTTCACGCTCGCCATAAAAAACATCTGTGAAGTAATTTCTACCACCAGATCCGGGTCTACGGTCAGGATCATTATAGTTAACTGGCATTCTATTTCGCACAGCGGTGTACTTTGGTATCTTACCTTGATAACCTACTGCAGGCACGTTTGCTTGCGCTGCATCTGACATTGCATCAGCCGCATAATATTTTAACAGACCAGCAACAGCTGGGTTTTCTGTCTCGAGTTCATCGAAATCAAAACCAAACATCCCAGAAAGGCTATCCAAGCCGCTTCGAACATTACTCATAATTTAATCACCGCTTACCAATAATTTTAAGTATTTCATCTGTTTTAGCCTTTATCTTACCACCCGCTTTGTTGCCGTATGGGGTAAAACCACTATAAAATTTACTTTGTTGGGGAGTAGCAAAAATATTATCCCCCCCTATGTCATACTGATACTGTATCATAGCAAGATCACCCGGTTTCCCTGATGTCGTAGTAGCCGTCCTACCTTTAGTTACAAACTTACGTATTCTTTCTTCTTCTTCCTCTTGCTCTATCCTAGCATTCTGAGCATCTATCTGCGTTTGCAAATCTTCGTTTCTCTGTCTCTCCTGCTCTATGTCTCCAATTAACCCAGTGGGTTCCGGAGTGAATACCGAATCAACAAACCCAGAATAATCCCCAGTATCAATAGCGGCTTCCATTTCTTTTTGGTCTAGTATATTTAATACACCATCGTTATTAACATCATACATGGCTATTTCTGCTCTGTCATCCCTATTTTCTAGGATAACTTCACTTTCTGCAATAATTGTAGTTAGAGCATCTTGGTCTGCCTGAGTTACTTCATTTACCTCAACACCAAGAATATCTGCCATCTGTTGTATAGTAATGTCCTGAGCAGTTTGGCTTGCCTCGAAAGCATCCACGTCTGTCTGCAGATCACCTACATCAGTCTGCAGATCACCCACATCAGTCTGCAGATCACCCACATCAGTCTGCAAGTCACCTACATCAGTCTGCAACTGCTCTACGTTGGTTTCTATATTATCTACATCTGTTTTTACTTCATCCAACTGCTCAATAGTTGCATAGCCTTCCAAAGTTGCACTAAGGTCGGTGGGCGCTACGCCAGAAGCAATTTGCTGATCTATGTATTGATATATTCCAGTGGAGTCTGTAAATGTAGGATTACCCTCATCATCCAGAACGGGGGTAGTGTTACCATCATCATCTACTTCAGTTATGGGTTCAGGTGGTTTACCTACAACCCCTTCCACTATCTGTTGTACTTGTAAATTATTGAGGGTATCTTTAGCGTCTAACTCTGCATATATCCCCGTGCGTGCCGCTGGATCACCCATAGCGGCTACAGCAGCGTCTATAATCTCTTGCTTTTGAGCCTCATCAAGACCCATATTAGCTATTAGTGCGTAAAGGCCTGTAGGCCCTGTAAGTTTCGGCTCGCCATTCTCATATACAAGCCCTGAACCATCTGGATTAGCCCCATATATAAAATCACCGCCGGGATCACCGATAGTTTCGAGTATTTGCGCGTCCACTGCCCTGAACTCATCTTTCGCAGCTGTTACTAGGCTTCGAGCGTACTCTCCGCCACGCTCATAAGAAAATAACGCCGCTTGCCATATGTAATCGTATATGCCGGTGTTATTCCCTTCAAACTGAATAAATCCTTTTTCATTTAGGTCAAACTGCCCATTATCATCCAAAAGGACAGCATTATTACCTAGTCTAGCATCAACAATGTTACCAACCACTTCTTCATCAATACCTACGTCTATGCCTTCTATACCTTCCTTTATTTTTTCGTCTATTTCGGCATATATACCGGTACGATCATCTTTATCCCCAAAGTTAGTTATGGCGGCATCTACAAAGTCTTGTACTTCTTGTTGAGTTGCAAATCCAAAACTCTGCGCTATGGCATACACGCCTGTACCTGAATCCATAATTGGTTCATTAGTAACGGGGTCGTATTGAAGTACGCCGAACCCATTTGTAACCTGCTCGGGAGGACGACCAATAGCTTCCTTAATCTTATCGTCAACCATTGCGTTGGTCTCTACCGTAGTAGAGTAGTCAGCTAAAGAATCTGTTAGGCGTTCTAGGTTTAGCTCATCACTGGCAGCAACTTCATCTAGTATAAACTTGTACATCCCAGTAGGGGGTTCTACAGCTTGCTCTCCAGTAATGGGATCTATCACTGCATCCCCATTTTCATCAAATACTGGCTCACCACCCAAACCACCTATGGCATCATTTACTACCTTTTGCGCATCTTCATCTGTGTAATCTGTCTTCTCATCTATAAGAGCATATAGTCCTGTAGGCGCAGCATCTACGTCTCTTTGTTCGTCAGATCGGTTTTGGTTATTAATAATTTTGTAGCGTTTCTCGTAGTCGGAATAAGTAAACTCGCCGTCCTCGTCATAATCAAACCTTTCTATAAGGTCTTGAGGAAGCTCCCCAGTTTCTATATAACTATCTAACCAAGTTGTGTCTTCGCTAAACTCTGCAGGCAGCTGTTCTAAAAGAAGTGTCCTCGCATCTGTTTTAACGCCATTTGTAGTTGATGTTCGCGCACCGGGGAGGTATATGTCTCTATACGAAATATTACTCGGGTACGTTAAACGGGCGAAGACACGCAACTCGGCTACATCATTAAGGCCAGCCCTAGTTTCCCATCCCGGTTTAAAAGGTGTACCTATAACACCCTGCACAGAGTTTAGTAAGGCGTCTAGTTCGTCAACTTTTAATGTTTCACCATCCTCACTAATCAGTCCGAGTTCTTCTGCAATAGCGTAAACTCCAGTATTTAGGGACCCCACAGGTTCTTCAGAATCTGCATAACTTTGTAAGCGTTCAATGTCTGCTTCAGTAATGTACGCACTTGATGATTCCGGATCAACACTGACTAACTCACTGAATTCCTTGTTATATACCATCACTGAAGTATTGAACCCTTTCCCCACCCAAGCGCTGTCCTTCTCGCTTTCAACTGCACGATCAATTCTTGGATCAATGCCACGGAGCGCTACAAAATCTTCATAGCTTCTTGCTTCCATCAGTGCTCTTAAATACTCTGGATCTTGTACGCCTCTCCACCCGAACGCCCGCATACCCAGAGCATCAGTAGCTATTTGTTCTAATCGTTCATCTGACAGTCTCGCATCAATATCTTCTTCTATGACTGTTAGTCTGTCGCCATATTCTTGTATCTTATTGTCAGTGGCATAGGTTTGTAGTCCAGTAGTGAATCGTAGCTCTTCTAACTCACTATTAATTCCAGTAGCGGTTTCTTTCCACGTCCTATAATTTTCTGCGGCAGCAACACCATCAAAGTCAAGAGTGCCCAAGAACGCAGTTTTGTCAGCATCGGTTATTACCCCATCACCGTCATAGTCATAGGTAGGATCAACAGGTAAATCACCATTAATCATCTGATCTATATATTCTTGCTTAAAATAATTATCTCTACCCTGTTCAGGAGCAGCTGGACCCCAAGCCTCAGCTATAGCATCTTGTAGAGCGCCAGTAATTTCATCGTCACCAAGTATTTTAGTTTCAAGATCATTAACTAAATTAGTGAACTTTTTATCTATCTCTACAAAAGCCTGACCTTTCTCGCCTTCTGGTAGGGTAATGGCATTTTGTATTTCTAAATACAATCCAG